TTTAAAGCCATTTTAATTTTTATTTAAGATTTTGTTTTATTACGGCAATGATCACCGTTGTGCAAAGATAATCTATTTATAAAGCAAAAAAAAGAGAGGTTGTTACACCTCTCTTAATTTCAATAAATATTTAATCTAATTATACTGCAGCGCTTTTAAGTAATACGAAGTTGTTTCTTCCCATTACGTTAAGACATCTTTCAGAAAGTAAGTGCAACTCATTAGCATCTAAAGAAGATGTTGTAGCTCCACCTGCTCCTCCAACTACCCAAGCTTTGTAACGACGATCTTCACCGCTGTTGCTTCTGTATTTAATGTGCAAGAATGGAAGAGTTGTATTAGCTCCCAAAATATTGTCATAAACTGACATAGATCCAGCAGGACAAATAACACCGTTGATTGCAGACAAACCTTTTACAGCTCCACGTTTAGTTGGGTCATTTAAATATTTCCAAGCTGTTTTGTGGAAAGTATAACCACCCCACATAATAGATTTGAAAGACAAAGCGATTGCTTTTTGTACGTCATTTTCAAAGATACCGTATTGCGCACCACCAGCGTAAGTTGCGTTTAATGCAGCCATACCTTTGTCGAATGCTAAATCTTGGTTTCTTTTTGCAAACATCAAGTTCTCAGCGATAGCTCCTTGAGCATCTAAACGGTCAATGATACCAGCGTAATCAACAGCGATGTCAGATACAATTCCTTCAAAGATGTTACCAGCAGCAACGGCAGAGAAGAAACCTTCAGTACCTTTGTATCCAGCTGTTTTAGCATCAGATGCAGAATCATATTTTTTACCCTCAACCATAGACATCTCTAACATATCATCAAAACGTTGACGAGTTTTAGCTCTATCTTTTAAATACCAAAGGTAACCTCCACCATATTCAGGAGCTACTTCAATCCAACCAATTTGAGTCATATCAGATCCGTTAACAATATCCACATCTTTGATGATGATAGGAGAGTTTTCGAAAATATTAGGATCAGTTGTCAATGAAGTTGCTTGACCTACAGTACCTTTTTTGAATTCAGAACCGTAAACATAGATAGTCAATTGACTAGCAGTTGTTCCAACTCCAAAACCAGCGGCAAGTGTAGATACAGCAGTAAAGTCATCAGCATTTACGCTAGTTACGATACCAATATTCTCAACTCCAGTTACTGTGTTGTAGATTAATACAGTTTCATTTGGTCTAACAGCGTGAGCAACAAGTCCAGCACCAGAGAAAACATTTCCAGTTCTAGTAGCTGATTTGTAAACTTTTGTCAAACGACCTTCTTCTGTCCATTTAACTAAATCAGATGAGATAGCAAATTCAGAACCTTGTTTTTCCAAGAATCCTTTAATAGACTGATTACCATATGCTTGAAATTCTTTTTCATACAAATCGGGCATATACTGATTTGTAAAGTTAAAGTTAGATGCTTCTAAATAGTTAGAAGACGTTACTTCTTTTTTTGGAGATGGAGTGAAGTTTACTCCAGGAATTGCTAATACTGCCATTTTTTTGTGTTTTAATTTTTATAATACCGTGAACATTTTAGTACTACTTCCAGATGTTGATCCTACCGTTGACTGCCCCATATCTATGTTCTTAGAGTTTGATACATCTGCTTTAATAGCATCTGATTTTCCAAGTTCATAGAAGTGTTCCGCAATCTTGTCTGCATTCATTCCTGCGTGCAAAGCTTTGTGGTATTCCCCAGCATTTTTAAGTAGTCCTTTTTCATCAAGAAACTGTTTGAAAAAATTACTAACGTCTTTTTGACTCTCTTTAACACCAGCTACGTCTAGCACGTTATAGTTTAACTTATTTCCAGAAACGTTGAAATCAAAACCTTTGAAATCAGCAGAAAATAACTTATCTGTCAAATTAATAAAATTCTCTGTTTGCACAGTTTGAGCTTTTTGGCTCTGTTCTTGTTGAACATACATGTCATCTAAAGTTTGTTTTGCAACTTTATAATCCTCTGGTATCACGCTCTCGTCAAACCTTGCTACTGCGTATTGATCCTTTTGATTATTGAAGTACTCTAAAGCTTCAGATAATGTTTTTTTAAACTCTCGTTTCTTGGTCTTAATATCCTTTTCGTCATCGTAGTCCATGTCGTAAACGAATTTTTCTTCGAATTCTTCACTAACTTCTTCTGAATCCAAATAAGGATTTTTCTCTGCCAAGTATTTTTTAAGAACGTAATTAGGATCTTCTTTACCCCAATCTTTTTGAGTTTCCATAAAGTCCGAGTAAGACCTTCCTGTTTTCTCTTTGTATTCTAAATATTTTTCTACGTCTTCTGGAATTTTCTTAGACTCTTTAGTTTTTACTAATTCATCAATAGAGTTGAACTCAGTTCCGTATTTTTTCTTTAAGTATTCTGAAACCTGATCATCATCTAATTCTTTTTCATTTGACAGAGGGACATCAATGTCATCCTGTGAAACTTCTTCTTCCTCTACTTGATCGGTAGCTTGATCGGTAGCTTGATCGGTGACTTGATCTTCATTTTCAACAACCTCTTCTTCTCTTTCAACAATTCCCTCATTAACGATTTCATCAATAAAGTCTTCTTGAGTTAAAGGCTCGTCACCATAATCAATAGTTTTAAATATGCTCATATTATTTTTAGATTTAATTTAATTTCATTATAGAAATATTTTATGCAAAGATATTAAAATTATAGGTATTATTTATAATCTAAATCCATCTAGACCGTCCATGCCATCTGATTCAAAATCTATAGGTCCTTTTTCATTTTTTCTTTGATCTATAAGTTTGGATTGCTGTGACGCTTGAATACCAGTTCGGTCATCTTTTCTATCTTCCTTTACAGAATCTCTTTGATGCAAGGCTTCACTTTCTTTTTGTTTAATCTGCATTTGATAATTAAACTCTTTCTCCATTAACATCATTTTAAGTTCAGCTTCTTTTTGCAATTCGTCAAGTCTACCTTGATTAATAGCTTGTTGAATTTGCATTTTAATCTGTCCATCCATCTGAGATTGCTGAGACTTTGCCTGCGATGCCGCTTGAGATATTTGAATTTGAGAATCTTGATTAGCTTTAATCTTAGCTATCTCTGCATCTTGAACCACCTTAGCTCTTTTCTTTTTAGCCATAGCAAGAACTCTATACGCTAATGCGTAATCTCTAATGTTCATTATAGCAAACTTATCTTCCACTCCTAACGTCTGAGCTTGTATCTCTAAACTTAAATCAGATTCTAGTTTTGCTTTTTGTTCTTCATCTAGTTCTAAATCAATGTATATTCCAAAGTCGTAAAGATGTAGGTCTTTGATAGAATCTAAATCTACCATTGCCGTGCTTCCTATTTTGTTTATCAAATCTTCTTTTAATGGACTATATTCTAAAACATCTGATATTCTATAAGATATGCATTCTGCTAATCCTCTAGTTATAAAGAAAGTAGCGTCTTGTAAATGCCTTGTAGCTACGTTTGAATTGTAAGCAGCCATTTTTTGTAAACCAACTAACGAATCTTTATCTGGCATTGTGCCGTCACGAGCTTCATTAACGCCAGTTACGTCACGAATCATTTGTAACTTGAATTGGTATTGACTAGTTAAAGCCTGTAGTTTTCCAGCAAATCCAGTACTTTGTATTTCCTGAATAACTCTTTTACCACCGTTAAACTCACCTCCAACATTAGTATTCCTTGTAAGAATAGATCCAGTCTGCATAAACATGTTAATAGCATCTGTGTGTGTGTATTTATTACCGTTACCTAGATTGACTTGAGCTATTCCTTCTACATCTATTTCATGACCATCAGGTCTCATTTGTTGTAGTACTTGCTGTATTTTTAAATTAATTATCTGAACCTCGTCAGAGAATGGTATCATTCTATTTACGATGCTGTCTATGTGTCCACTCTCGTGCAACAATGGCGCGCATACTACATAATTAGGAAGAACCTTATTCATATTTGATTTAGGTCTAACCATATTTTTAGCAACCTCCCATTTCAATATGATATCAGTTCCAAGAACCATAATACCTTCAAACCAGATTTCTTCTTCTTTTTTTAATACATCATACAAGCCTTCTTTTGAAAAACCTAGACTCTCGTCTCTTTGAATTACTTTCTTTCCTCCAGATTTAGTTTTTTTCTCTTTCCATACTTTTTGTCTAGTACTTTTGTAATTAAAATATAACAGACCGACCTTGTCTTTAAAAGCGTCATTTGCATTGTTCTCGTGTAAATAGTAGTATTTATTCCAAGAACTACCTATGCTTTGAATGCTTTCTCTTTCCTCGTCATTTAGATCTGGGAAGTCTCTATAAACTTCAGATATCAATGTGTTCTTGAATTCTCCAAAGTAGTAGCAATCTTGAAAGTAAGGATCTTTAGTATAGCTATAAACCATATCGGCAATATCTACATACTCCAACTTAACCCCTTCTGATTTTACAAATCTATGTTTAGCCGCACCAATCCCACAAACAACTAAATCTTTTACAACTTTCTTCTTTGACGTAAGATTAAATTTATTCTCATTGAATACAGTCTCAATAGCCATCTGTTCTGAAAGCTCAATAGACGGTTTGTATTTCAATTGCATATGAATATCTAGTTCATCATTTGACTCTGGAAGATCTTCGACGTTAGTGCTAAATGCATTTACACCTAATTGGTCTTTTGCCTTTAACAAGAACTCTTTAGATACCATGTCTTTCTCTATCTCTTGTCTGTATTTAATTCTACTCTTAGTAGATACTGGGTCAACGGAAAACGCTCTTACACTATATTCTTTTTCGTTAATTCCATTTACAACAACGTCAACGTATTTTGGTATGATAGGTATTGGAGCAAAGTTTAAATTTAGATAAGACATATCTCCATTTAACTTCATTGCATCTCTATATTTAGATGTGTTCTGAATACCTTGTGCATACGCTCTTCTTCTAATAACCTCGGCTCTATTTGAGTAAAACCTACAAGTACCATTATCTCTTTTAAACCATTGATAAGAGATTGCTCTACCGACTTTAAGACCATACTCAGGTTTTACTTTGTCTGAAAAAGGGTCGTTTTGTCTAGGCAATCCTGCATTAGTAATAATTACTGATAGTTCTTTTTGGGCTTTCATCTATGCGTATTTGTGTAAATTTATAGTTATCGGTTCTACTTGTATTTGAGGTCTGTATGAGTGTCTGCTTATTGCCATTAAAGCCAATCCAGAACTGATACCTAAATCGTACGATCCTCTATTTCTAATGTCAAACTCAAGCCAATCTTGTAATGTTCTATTGTAAGACATACATCCAATTTCTTGAGTATCATTATTCATTCCAACATATTTATTTATGTAACTTTCTATAGCTGACGAGTGCATTTGAATAACGTCTTCCGATGAGTTAGGAATACCTCCTATCTCTCTTTCTGAAGCAGATAATCTATTAGCCGCTTTGTCAAATCTAGTAAGTGCAAAGTTACGATAACCTCTGTTCTTAAAATGGTATAGTATTCTAGGCTTATTGTTCTCAATTAAAATAGGCATACCGTAGAAAACACAAGCCATTAAGACATCTTCAAAGAAAATTTCTGACGTTTGAGTTCTCGCAACATACTCTAAAAAAAATGAATTTGACGGAGCATTACTTAATGTAAAATTAGTAACGCCACTTAAAGCACCTTTAGATCCTCCAGAATTATTATTGTCTTTTAAACTCTTTTTACTCTTTCCATCAACAACTCCTGAGATATCATATGGGTCGCATCCAAATGCTCCAATATTTTCGTTTAATGGAGACCAAGAATGACCACCCCATCCATGTTTCATCTCTTTATTGTTCTGCATATTATTATCTGGAATCCAGTTTATCAAAAACTTACCCTTTCTGTTTGGTGTCCAAATAACCTTTGAATCTATGATACCATCTTTCCAGGAAAAATCTCCTTGAACTAATGTTTTTTCTACATCGCTGTTTAAGTTGTAAGCAATCTGGTCATTTATCTTATCTATATTAAATAGCGCGTTATCCAACTCATCTCTAAAAGCCTCGTCTATTGTCATTGGAAATGCTCTAAGCTCATCATTGTAAGCTATGTCGCTTTCCTTTCTTTTAGCTACTCTCTTAGCTTCTAGATACTTAATAGATCCTATTGTTTTTTTAACTCCTTGAACATTAATAAAGAATCCTCCTTTTTCAACTATCTCATGACACACTCCATACTTGTCTGTATACTCAGCCATATTTTTATGTGCTGGCAAAAAGTAAGCGTATAGTCCGCTAGGGGTTCTATTTGTTATAACATCTCTTTTCTTAATTAAAGACTGGTAATATAAACTTCTAAATTCATACCCACCATCTTTTATGGCAGCAACTGTAGAACCTACAAATGCCTTACCTACGATAGTACCACCTTCATCCATAGTTGGAGAAACTTGACCCCAGTGATTTAAGAAGCTTCTACCTTTGGTCCACTTAGATGCTTCGTCAGCAAGATACCTAAACATCTTCTGACCATCATAAGAGCCTTCGTTCGTTGGTTGGTAATCAATCTTGGTATTTAAATAATCGTCGGTTTGCGTGTCTCTTTTTTTCTTCGCATCCTTAGACATGTTGGAAGGCTTTGCAAACTCAATAAATACTTTAGAATCCTCTTTTCCTCTAACAACTGGTCTAAAAAAGAATGGTAAATTCAAATAAGCATAACTAAATTTAGAGAATGCCTTTTTAGCATCTTCATCTGATTTAGATGTGATACCAAAGTTAGCGTTGTTATTTGAAGTAGCTTCTTCTACAAATCTACAAACCTTTTCGTAAGTGTATCCAGTACGTCTTGACTTGACAAAGAATTCTCCTATACATCTGTCATCTATCACACATGCCTCAGTATGATAAAACATGTCTAGCTGTGCATATCTAAAGTTCATGTATCCACCGCTATCTTCCATCTTACACCATTGTAATGCAAAATAATGATTTCCAGTTAGATACACATAATCTCCATTGTTCATGAACCATATACCTTCCCTTCTTCTCCTAAATTCCTCTAATATAAATTCAGTATACGCGTCTACGCTATCTACGCTAAGACCAGGATGTAATGGAGTTCTTTTCCAGAACTGGTTTTCTTTCTTATCCCTACTAAATAATATATCTTTTTTATTTTTTGGAATTTCTGGAAGAATTATATTTAATCCGTCTAAAGAAATCATCCTCCCTTTAGTTCCTTTTGGATCAATTAATATAGCATCTTCTTTTTCATCATACCAATTTTTATGGTAATGAGATTTTGGATAAAATTCTCCTTTACTATATTTCTCTGGGAAACCAACTTTAAACTCTCTATCAGATAAGTTAAAGTTCTCGCTTGATATTTGAAGTCTTAATTCTATAAGTGAAGAATCTATTTCTACAATAGCTGTATGAATAGATGCTTTTGCTTTAATTGCTAGGTGATGTTTGGTTGGATCTATAGAACCGTAGTCTATTTTGTCACGTAGAGCTGATCTAAGAGTGATTAAGGAACTATCTCCAGCGTTGACTAGTCTTTGTACATAAGTTTTTAATTTAGCCTCATTAGGGCTATTTTGATTGTTTTGCCATCTAAGAATCATTTGCTTTGCCGACCTAAAACTTTCAATCTTAGATTTCATTGCAGCATCAAACTTATCAGCTGTAATTTCAGATATGTCTATCTCATATTCAAGCCCCTCTATTATGCTGTCAATTGCAAACTCTATGTCATTTGACAGTCCTAACATGTAGCTACGATTTGGTTACTCCTAATTCTATATAATCTTTCGTCATAAAAATTAAATTCATAGTTACTATAATCTTTAAGAACCACTCTGTCTCCAACTTTTATTCCATTTTCCTCTGTAAATTTATTTCCATAAACCACTGTCGCAATGTTTGGAACATCTGCCCCTTCCTCAACTAACGGCTCTACAAATAAAAATGGATCTAGACTAATCTTTTCCCCACTAGGTTTTATTACCATATAAACCATTTCTGGATAAACAAAATATAGGTTGTCACTTATATAGTTATTGGAATGTACTGGAAGACCTTGTTGATTAAAGGTGATTCTAAATGTGTTATGATGTATTATAATTTCGTCTCCAATGTCAACTACCGTTTTAAACACCTCTGGAACAGCATGAACCACTCCGATTCTGTTTACATCTTTAGCTTCTTCAATAGATGTGTTTTTTACTAGATAGTCGTTATTATTGACATATTGAGAATCCCCTTTAGGCTTTACTATAAAAAATATTGGTGATTTCATGTTAGTCTATTATATATTCTACATGACAAACGACTCTTTTAAGGAATGACTTCCACAACTGAATTTCATCTATAGCAGATATATAAACGTTAAAATAATCTTTGTCCCTTATAATATCGTGAACATTTGAGTCGTTCGTTGCGGGCTTACCTATTTGATAATGTATAGACTCCTTAAGATTGTCTCCTACTGATATTTTTCTTATTTGTTTCATTTTGATAAGATAGCAGAAATAACTGCTGTATTTTTATTTATATAAATAAACATAATAACAAATGATATTGTAATAACACATACGATACCGATAACAATGTACATGATCCAAGTAGAATTGAATTTTTCAGTTTTTACAGAATCTTTTTCTTTTATGTCTTTTTGATACTCTATATTTTGACGCGTCAACTCTTCTATTCTACTAGCGTAACAGTCAATACTACTAACATTACCTTGTTTGTCATAAACAGTTTGTATGGTAGTACCCTGTCTGTTGGTTTTGTAAATTGTTGTGTCTTTAAAGTTTATCTTCGGTATCTCGTAATGAACCGTATCTCCAACCCTAAATGTTTTTACTTCCGTATTCTCTTTATAATTAGAATTGTCTTTCAACTTTCCAGATATTTTTTGAATATCACAAGATATTAACGTTAATAAAATTAGAAATACGATTATTTTTTTCATCTTTTATTTAACTGATTTTCTAGCCACCTTAAACAATAATGATTTGCCACCCTTTGACAATGTAGGTTTCATCTCTGATTTTTTTTCAGATTTACTTTCTCCTTTTTCGTGCTTAGACATTGCTAATTTTGAAGCGTATTTTTCTCCTGTCGATTTTTCTGTTGTCATAACTATTTTTTATTTTGTTTGTTGCTTTTTCCAGCTTTAGATAACGCAATTGCAATAGCTTGAGCTTTGGGTTTTCCGTGACCTACTTCTGTTCTTATGTTAAAGCCAATTACTTTTGATGAACTTCCTTTTTTTAACGGCATAATTATTTTTGATCTAAACTAACAACTCCATTGCTTAAGTCTATCCTAATATTGTCCCCAAACTCATCCTTAATTTCTTTTTCTAGTTCAGAAATTTTGTTTTTTTTATCGTAAAATTGAGACATGATATTAGACTTAGCTACTTCGTATTGAATTAATAAATCTCCTAAAGTCAATTTTACATTCTTAGAGAATTCTTCGAAGTCTTGAAACTTTTTTAATTGTTTTTCGTCGATTTTTTTTACTTCTTCTATCGTTTCAACAACTTCTTTAACTTTTTCTTTAGACATTTTTTTTAGTTTTAATTAATAATAGGCAAATATAAGAAAATATAATCTGCAATTTATATATGTTATCGTATTGATCTATTAAATAATAATTTGTTCAACTATTGGGGATTCATTATACCAATTCCAACCACCAACTGGATAATTATAAGTATCTTTTAATTCTTTTTCAAGAGTAAATTCTGGAGCAAATACGAAATTTGGCGCATATTCCCAATTTAAATCTTCATTCTGTTTGTAAAACCCTTCTGTTGTGTCCATATTTTTTTTATTTTATCCTATTACTGTCCAGCCTTTTGCCGTAGCTATTGATCTTGTACAAATCCCTGCACCTGTACACCCTGTTATATTAATTGTTTTTGATACTATTGTAGTTAAATCTGTAAATAATTGATTTAACGCTGTTGCTGATAAATTACAATAAGAAACATTTATTTGTGGAGAAGCCCCTGTCCATTGCCCTGTCCTTGTATTTAATAATCTTAATGAGTTCAACTTATTAAAGTTAGTTGCGCTTACTCCATTAAATGCAATTACACTAAATGGGCAGCTAAAACTTAAAGATGTAATAGAATTACAATACGTATTTCCTGATGCAGAAACTAAAGTTCCAGATAAAGTTGGACTTCCTAATTTATCAATATTTGCAATTGAAACTAGCGAGCCACATTTTTGAATAAATAGATCAATTGTTGTCAATCCTGAAGTTTGAGTATCAGGTAATACTATGGTTTTTAAAGAAAAACAATTTTGAAATAATGATGCAAAACCCGTAGTTGTCGCACTTATTGTTGCTGGTAATGTGATTGAAGTCAAGCTATAACAATTAGAAAAAATAGAAGTAAAATTATTGCACAAACTCACAGAAGTTGGCATTACTATATTTTCCAAATTATAACAATTAGAAAAAGCTTGATTAAAACTAGCAACACTATTCATTGTGCTAGGAAAAGTTACTGATTTAAGGCTATAACAAGAAAAAAAACACGTGGCTAAATTTGACACTGCAGTTAGTGAAGTTGGCATTGTAATTGTTTCTAATTTATAACAAGCATTAGCCATTGAATTCATTGCAGTACAACTATTCTGAGCGTTATTAGGCAATGTTATATTTTTTAATGATTGACATCCAGTAAACGCGCTACTTAAATTTGTTATAATATATGATGAAGGTATTGTTATATCTGATATTGCAGCACATAGATTGAATGCAGAAGAAAGAGAAATTGACGATGAAACCGTTGTTGGTAAAATTACATTAATTAAATTTTTACATCCACTAAATACAGTTGCAAATGTATTTAAAGACGGCATAGATGGCGGAAAAGTAACGCTAACTATATTAAAACAGTTTGTAAAAGCACCTCCCATTGAGGTTGCATTCAATCCATTTGGAAATGTAATATTTTTTAATACCGTGCATTCACTAAAAATATTAGTGCAATCGTAAATGGAATTTGTAGAACAAGCAGATGGAAAGTAAACGTTTTGTAAATTATAGCATAGCGAAAATGTAGAACTAAGCGAAATTGAAATTCCCGAGGATATAGGAGAAGGCAATGACGTAAACTTTACCCATTGCAATGAACCACAACTGTTAAAAGTTTGCTGTAAATTTACACACAAATCTATACTAGGGAGCGTTATATTTTTTATAGCTTTACAACCAAGAAAGGCTTGAGAAAAAGAGGTTACTTTATTCAAATTAGAAGGAAAAGTAACTGTTCTTAAGGCGTTACAATAAGTGAAAGTGTTTAAAAATGAATTAATATTTGTAGCATCTTCTGGGAGCGCAAGGTCTCTTAAATTAATACAGTTGAAAAACGAACTTGATATTGATACTAAATTTGTTGCACTTGTTGGCATTATTATTTTATATAAATTAACACATCCATAGCATATATAATCCATATTTGCATAGGATATACTAGAGGGAAATTTAATATATTCTAAAAATCCAAAAGATGCTTTTGCTTCTGCAATTGAAATATTTCCTTGTATAGAAGTAAAATAATAAGGATTTATAGCTGCTGTATTACAGGTATTATTACCGAAATATGCTTCCAATAATCCTACATTATAAAAAGGAGCTCCTCCCGTTACTGTAAAGTTTGCTACGTGTTGCGCATTTGTAATTTGACAAGTTGCATCTCCATATATTCTTATTTTAAAGGTATTATATCCCCTTGAACAAGGGGTTCCTCCTGTTGAATACACGTGTTCGGTTGTTGTTGAGGTTATTGTAGATATCGTGTTTATTACGCCATCTCCCCAGTCTATATAAATATTTGTTCCGCTATTTTTTATAAACGTGGTTATTATTGAAAAACATTTTAAATTAACATCAGCAACTAAAAACTGAACTTCATTTGGGGTGTCTGTTATATTTATCCAATCAGATGGTCTTGTCCAATCAGATGGAGTTGGCAATGGTGCTATTGTATTTATTGGTACGTTAAACGACATATAATTATACTGTTTGAGTTATTACTATATCTACTATCATATTAGCAGAAGGAGGAAATTGTGAATAAAATGTTGCCACACCTGATGCTACTCCTATATAAGGGAGTATTTGTGCATTATAAGCAGTTAAATAACTTGAATTTTGAGGAGTTACTGAAATATCACAGGAAGTAGTTATATTGACATTACTAAAAGCACAAGTATAATATTCTCCAACTAAAGTCCAAGATGCAGCAGTTAAAGTTTGCGATGTTAATTTAACGGGAGAAGAACCGCCACCGCCACCACCTGTACTAACAGAACCATCTGCCATTAAAAACTCAGTAGATAATCCACCAGTTTTCACAAATGATGTAGCGGTTACGCTACTTGAAAATGAAGACATTCCTGTTCCTTGAATCGAAAATATTTCAGTACCATCTTTCTTCCTAATCAATAGAGAAGTACCTGCTGAATCTTCTGCCGCCGTAACTACTAACCCACTACCTCCAGTTGCTGAGTTTTCTAACCAAGCTGCCCATCCTGCAACTGAACTAACTGTTTTTACACTTCCATTTACTTGTAATTTATCAACTCCGTTATTTGTTGTTGTTCCTATTAAAACATTTCCTCCTAAAGGTTGTAAAGATAAAGGGTATAATGTAGTATCACTGGCTTCACTTTGATTCTGAATTGAATGTGTTCCGTCTGTATAAGACCTAAAAATAATACCGTAAGGAGCTGTTCCAAAAGATAAAAATTTAGCTGTCTTTCCACCTAATCCTAAAACATCTGGTAATACTCCTCTAATAACCCCAGCAACATCTAATTTTTCTGTTGGTAATGTTATTCCAATACCTAAGTTAGTTCCGTCATCATATATTAAACTATTTCCTAATGAAGTACTTCCTGTAAATTTTGGTAAATAATTAGTAGTACCAGTTCCTGTTATTGTCCCTAAATTAGATGTGTAACCGTTTGGATTAGTAGCATTATACGGAGTATATCCTAAGGCGTTTGTAACATTTAAACTTGTTATTGATGTTAGAAAATTACTTGGATTTCCTGATAATGGATAAGCATCTGTTATTCCATATCCTGATAAAGTTGTTGGCTTTCCAGTAATATTTCCCCAAACAGCAGATGTCGTATCTATTGTCCAGCTTCTATTATTTGATAAATCATAAGACGTTCCGTTTATACTCAGTGTTGTTGATGTAGATACGTAAGCTGATAAATCAGATGTTAAAGCAAGTGTTCCGCTTAAATTAGGAAACTCAAATGATTTAGGATTTGTAGATATATTCGTCATCTTTAAAACTACAACTCTATCCGAAGAAAAACTTCCGTCAGTTAACTGAATACCAGCGGCAACCCCTTTAATTGAAGTATGTTCAGGAGTTGTTGATCCAGAAGTTGTTTGACTCAGTACTATACTTCCTCTTAAGATTGTGTAAGAATTAAATGTTTTTACACCAGTTATGGTTTCGTATCCTGCAATATGAACTACATCGGAATCCTTTGCGTAAACAGTTGAATCTAGAGAGCCATCACCTTTTACAAATTGACTTAACGTTCCGTTTGTGGTTACAAATTTAGGCGCTTTTATCAATCCATTTCTTTGAATTGAAGAATTCTTATTGTTCCCTGCGTCTGTAGTAGTTCCTATTAAATAAAAGTTTGAACTAGTGGATGTTGTAGTATATGTATAATATCCTGCTGGGCTAGTTTTATAAGTCCAAGTTGAACCATCTGTACCTATGTATAAATTACCAGTATCTGCTTTTAAGGCATTATTATTAGTAACTGGAGGATTATTTAAATCAAAAATTGTAGCTGTACTTGGGTTCGTTGAATTTATATAAACAACGTTAGCAAAATTATCCCCCCCTATTTTGCTATCAACATAGGTTTTAACCGCGTTTTGACTCGGATATAAAACATCACTCGTTCCTAATGTAATTGATATAGATTTATTAGAGGTATTTTCAGGTGTGTAACCTAAAGCAGAAATAACCGTTTTAGGTTTCCATAAAGTTGTTGCTAAATCATAAGTTAAAACTTCATTGTTATTTGGTGCAATAGCAGATACATTGTGTAGTTCTTCTAATTCATAACCATTATTTACCTTAACAAAAATTTTACCGTGAATAGCGTGTGCGTACTCAACTAATCCAATTATTACCGTATGTATTGGAGCAATAGGTTTTATATTTGTAATTTGTCCAGCAACAGTTCCGCTTAGATACAACATATCTCCATCTAGCCAAGTTTCTCCTTGTAGACTTCCAGTTGTATTTATTTCTTTTACCTCTCCACTTGTAGTAATAAATCCTTCTTGATTATTTAGGATGTCTTCAGTTACAAGTCCTAATGTGGCAGCGCTATTCAAATCATTATTTGCTAATGCCAAATCAACCTTTGATCTTTGACCTATAGCGCCTGTTATTCTTACCGCTTGATAATTTCCTTCGGATAAAGTTATATTTGTAGCTGTTTTGTTAACTACCCTTTTTAGTTGTTCTAAACCTATTTGTAATGTTACATTTCCACCTTTTAATTTTAAATCTGCCGTACCTTCAGTATCATTCCATACCATACTTCCAACATTAGTTGGTGCATTTGTTGGTGTAATATCAAATTCAATATTTCCTAATTGAACTCCGAATTCTCCTAAATTAACACCTGAAGTTGCACCTGTATACGGAACGAATCCAGTTACTGTTGGAATTATAGGTTTATTTAAAATTTGTGCGTCACCACTAACTGCATTCCAATCTGCATTAACATTAACTTCAGCTCCTTCTGCAATCCCTGCCAGCTTAGTTTGTTCAGATGTTGTGTAGTCGTTTGTAGATAAACCTTTTCCAGTTATCTTGTCAACCTTTAAAGCGTCCTTTTGATCTACATATTCAACTGTGGCAAGTCCAGATATACTGGGTATTGCAGGTTTATTAAGTATTTGTGCGTCACCACTAACTGCGTTCCAGTCAGCGTTTATATTTACTTCAGCCCCAGCTGCAATTCCATCAAGTTTAGCTTTTAAAGTATTTGTAAAGTCATTGCTTGATAATTCTTTACCAGCTACCTTATCTACCTTTAACAAGTCTTGTTGGTCCACGTAGATTACAGTTGCTAATCCATCTATACTAGGTATTGGAGGGACTTCTGTTAAGGATATAAATGGATTTATACCATCCTCTCCGTCATTTAATAATTGTGACGTACTGGTTATGTTTAAACCCGCTGCATCTATTAGTGTGATTAAGTAATCCTTATCCTCCTCTAACGCTCCATTACCAGATATATATGATAAAGAGACGTTATAAAATTCTGTTTCTGTAATATCAGCAATAATACTATTTACTTTGAAAAAACCATATATATCTATATTATCAGATTTGTGAATTACAACTTTACCGCTACTTAATAACTGTAAAAAATGGTCTACATAAATTCCTCCTTGAGTACTTCTGCTTAACATAAATGTAGTTAAAGAAGATATAGGAACAGTAGGACCAAGTTCTGTTTTAAAAGACAATGTACCTTGTTTTCTAGCGCTTCCAGAAGCTATAGTATCATAAGTAAATCTAATAGAAGAACTACTTAGACTTTCGTTTTTATTAAAAAAATCAGCAAGATTATTTGGAGAAAAGTTTTTTGTATTATTATTATCGTTTCCATCTGTTCCTATCCATTTATCAGACGCGGTTATATTTTGATCTGAGACGTATGTTCTTATTCTTGCCATTATTTATTTTTTAAAGTACAGATTAGATTCTTTATTCCTTCTAATTACAAGACCTTTGGATTCTATTCCATTAGCTGTTATGTATTTGGTCGTAAACCATTTTCTTATACTATACTCGTTAGCTTCGTTGTTTATCAAATTAAATAAAGTGCTTGATCCTCCAGTATTCCAAGTATGAGACACCAAAGCATCAAACTGATTCTGAGTCAATTTAACTTTCACCTTGTCGTTAACTATTTTTTCGTATTCGGGTAATAAATTCAAAAATAACTTTTCCGCTCTTTTTTTGGTTATAACATCTGTTAATTTTATTTTAGAACCATCTTCAAAATAAGTATTACCGTAACCTATAGTTATTGGTAAGTTTCCAGTAACAGGGTCTTTATATGCGTGTAATACACAACCTTCAGATTCTTTTAAAAGATTTATTCCTGCAGTTCCAGTCTTCATAATTACTCTCCCTTTTTAAATATTGATTCAAGTCCAGTTATAGCTAATGCTGATCCAGACAAAATTGTTACAGAATAAAAAACAGCGTCTGTATGAAATATAAACATTGAAATTATCAAAGATACGCACCCAAGTAATCCAATAAATCTTTTTGAACTTTCTGGACTATTTGAAATAACTAATCTTTTAAAATAATTAATCATCGTTTTTTGTTTTGTCTTTTTTTTCCGTAAACCTGTCATATATTTTGTAGGCTGTGTATATTATAGATAATGTTAGTAGCGTAAATCTCAACAACATTTCTGCCTGAGATGTTGATACTAATAATGCTGTCCCAGTCAGTAGGTATACTTTTAGATCGAAATGATGCATGTGCTTATAGGTATTTTCATGTTGGTTTTATATCTGCAAAGATAATTAAAATTATGGTAGTCAATTATATTGTATTATTTGTATATTTGCCATGTATTGAATTAAAACTTAAATTTAAAAAAATGATTGCAAAAGAAATTACATTTAATCAAGAGGCAAAGGACGGTATTCTCGAAGGAGTAAATATAGTTGCAGATGCTGTTGGATCAACATTAGGTTATAGAGGTAAAACTGTTCTTATTGAGGGGTCTGGCGGTCTTCCTAGTATTACTAAAGACGGAGTATCAGTAGCTAAAGCTATTTTTCTAGAACACCCACTCGCTAGTTGTGGAGCAGAATTATTAAAGCAAGCTGCACAAAAAACTGTAGATCAAGCTGGTGATGGCACAACAACCACAACAGTGTTGGCTAGAGATATTATAGTAAGAGCTGATGAAGCTATTAAAAAGGGGGCATCTCCTATTGATGTAAAAAACGGAATAGATGAAGCTACAAAGCAAATAATCGACATTATTAAGAAGTCGAGTAAACCAGTTGTTGACGATTTCTTTTTTGACATAGCAAATATTTCAGCAAATAACGACGAAGAATTAGGAGGTTTAATCTCCGATGCTTTCTTAAAAGCTGGAAAGAACGGTGTTGTAACTTACGAAGCTTCAGAGAAAATTGAAAGTTATGTAAAAACAACTTCTGGAATGCCAATTGAAAGAGGATATACTGATGATAGATTCTCAAACAAAATGCTAGACAATCCATTAGTATTTGTTTGTAATAGAGAATTGAAATCGTTTAATGAAATTGACTTTATTATAAAACATATTGCAACTGAAAACAAAGAGTTGTTGATAATTTCTGACTTAAGCAATGATTTAAAACAAATCTTACTAGTAAACAATATCCAAGGTAAAATTAAAGTGTCTCACCTAACTCCTCCAGAACACGAGTATACAGACAAAAGAAAACGATATATGGAAGACATTGCAATAGCAACTGGAGCTACGTATATAGATTCGCTATCTGCAACTCATTTAGAGAGTTTAGGATTAACGATCTTAGGTCAGGTAGGTAAATGTAACATCGGAAAAGAAGAGACCGTTATAGAGCTTCTAAATAACACATCGGAAGCTATTGAAAACAGAATAGGTGAACTAAATAAATCAATTGACGATCAAACGTCTACTTTAGCAGTTGAGATTGTAAAAGACAGAATTGCGAAGTTGTCATCTAGTATTAGTATTGTCAAAGTTGGAGGAGCTACAGAGATTGAATTGAGCGAGAAGTTAGATAGAGTTGAAGATGCTATTCATGCTGTAAACTCAGCTATTAAAGAAGGAGTTGTTTCTGGAGGTGGATTAGCTTTGTATGATGCGTCATTTAAATTAGACATTCCAAACAATTCTAAGTCTGTTGGATACCACGTTTTACAAGAAAGCATTAAAGCCCCATTTAAAAAGATATTAGATAACGCTAATGTTGATTATAAAAAGGTAGAGGAGATGCTTATGGAAGCCAATAGCGGTATTGGATATGATGTAAAAAAATATGACTACGCGAATATGATCGATTCAGGTATTATAGATCCAGCAAGAGTTGTGAGATGCGCGCTAGAAAATGCAGTGTCTGTAGCTGGTCAAGTAATTCAATTAGGTTGTACTATTAACTTTAAAAGAGCATTATAATGAAAGCAATATTAGCATGTGTGGTATTAAGAGAGATTAAAGAAGAAAAAGAGAATTCTTATGGTTTAGTAGTAACAGCAGATACAAAAAATGAAAAATTTAAAAGAGGAGTTGTTCTTAGTGCAGGAGAGTTGTGTGAAGGAATTAAAGAAGGCGATACTGTGGTGTATGATATGCATCGTAGTAATAAGATCACGTACCAGGGAGAAGTACTTGTACTGGCTGAGTACGGTGCGATTGTAATCGTAGAATAGAAAATGTGGGTCTTCCATCTTAGGATGCCGATAGATGCCTCGTAGCACGCGAGCTAGACGTAATTGCTACCAAAGTTAAAGCCACTATATTATTAGTGGCTTTTTCTGTTGTGTTCATTTTATATTCGTGTTCATTGACAATGAACGTTCACGTTTTCGTGAACACTACCCTTTTCATGAACATTAAACATATTTTAAATCCTCTTCTAAATAGTACTCAGAAGTACCATCTCTCATTGCTCTAGCTTGATCATTCATTTCTTTTATAACCTTAGCATATCTTTTGTCTTGGTATCCAACTTTTTTCTGAAATATCTTAGTATTCTTTCCTTCTTCAGATATTAGATTCCTAAACGTCAATCTATCATATATAGCCTTGATTCTTCTTTTCCATTGAAAAGACAATTTATATATCGCTATAGAATTTATTCTTCCAAGTTCTCCTTTCTTAGCATACTCCTCTATCCATCCTCTTTCCAAGTAGTTGTCAAATCTTTTTTTATCCCAAACCATTATATATGCGAAATCTTCAAATTGGCTCTTAGTGAATGGCTTCTCATTGTATAAATAAAACATTAACTCTATATCTGCACGAGACGCATCATACTGTCTTGAAGCCCAGTATATTACAACTCTATAATACTTTAAGAAATCAAATTCTTTTTTAGAGGTGCTTACTATGGGTCTATTCTTTATCTTAATATATGACTCAACATTTGAATGACCTAGTCTATATTGAGCCTGAACTTGCAATCTATCTCTATAAGCTTGAGTGTTTTTATGGCTATATCTCTCTTTCTTTGGTTTTAATATAGCATCTTCCTTATCTTGAACTTTTTTTACCTTTTCTTTCCAAGCCCATTCCTTATAAGATACGTTTTTATCCATTAATGAAACGGTATTTTTGTTACGGTACTAGAGCTATAGTTTGCCGTATAAACATTTCCAGATGAATCAATTGCTATTGCTTGTGGGTAAGTTCCAGTATTTCCAAAAATCGTAGAGTAACCTGCTGGAGTTATTTTTGTTACATTATTTGAATTAACATTAGCCGTATAAATATTACCAGCAGAGTCAATTGCGATTGAACTAGGAGTAGATCCTGTGCTTCCAAGAATTGTTGAACCACCATTTACGCTTATTTTTGTCACGTTATTTGTACTGTAATTAGCAGTATAAATATTACCAGATGAATCAATTACCAGATCGTAAGGACCTTTTCCTGTTGAACCCACAACTGTGGTTCCAAAAATTGTAGAAAATCCTTCTGGAGTTATTTTTGTTACATTGTTTGAATTTGTAGAGGAATTAGCAGTATAAATATTGCCAACAGAGTCAATTGCTATTCCAATAGGACCGTATCCTGTCGAACCCACAACCGTGGTTCCAAAGATTGTAGAGTAACCTCCTGGAGTTATTTTTGTCACGTTATTTGTACTGTAATTAGCTGTATAGACATTACCTGATGAGTCAGTTACAATTCTTCTTGGATATGATCCATAACCAGTTGAGGAAAAAAAAGCTATTCCCCCAGAAGGCGTTATCTTACTTACATTATTGCTGCCTCCATTAGATATATAAACATTATTTTGCAAATCAATTGCAACCCCATAAGGGTTTACTCCTACTGGCTGAGACTGTAAAGTTGTTGACGATCCTGATGGAGTTATTTTCGTTACATTATTAGAATTGTAATTAGCCGTGTAAATATTACCAATAGAATCGATCGCTATTCCTATTGGACCAGTTCCAGTAATCACAGGGGCATTCCACGTTATGGTATACCCATTTCCAGTATTGTTTCCACTAACCCATAAATCTTTTTTTATTAATTGATTTGAAGTTAAGGAGCTTGTATTAGAAGTTTCTAATAAATTATATTTTGCAAACGCATTTGTTTTTGTTAGACATAAGTTTGTTGTGCCATGAGACTGACCGTTTTTTAATAAAAAACCGCTTGTTTGAGCATCTATCTCAGATACCATTTGATTACTTGCTAATGTACTCCAGCTCATTTCTCTAGTTGTTTAATTTTATTTTCTAAGTCTTTTATTTTTTGAACTAAAACTTCTATATAATTTACAGACAACATTCCGTCATCACCTGTTTGCACTTGATCTGGCATTATTTTTTGCACTTCTTGAGCCACGTAACCAGTGTGGATTAATTCATCCCTATTGTCTTTCCATGTAAATTTAATAGTATCTCCATCTTGAGAAATTATATTTTTAAGACGAGCATCTGATGTTTGGTAAAAAGCTAATGCTGTTATTGAAGTTGTTGTAGTATTTCCTCTGGTAGTTATTGTTTGCAACGTATCGCTTCCTCCAGCCGATATAGTCCAAACCATATCGCTAGCTAAATTATTAGTTACTCCGTTTATGGTTATCGTTCTAGAAGTTGGTACTCCAGATAAGCTGACAAGTGTAGGCAATACTTGATCCCCAGTATTACTTCCTGATAAAGTTGTTATTCCAAGTTTTGTTTTAATTGTAGCTAACGTTTCGTCTCCAGTATTTGCTCCTGATAAAGTAGTTATCATTAACTTAGATTTTATCGTATCTAAAGTTTCATCACCTGAATTTATGTTGGTTGTATTTACTAGTTTTGTAATTTCACTACTAGTGATTAATCTACTTCCAACTACCTTATCAACTTTTTCGGAAAATTGCTCTTGAATTGGAGATGTAGCGTTATTGTTGATTCTTTGTACAGGAGTTTGAAATACTCTAGTACTAGTCTCTTTTATTTGATTTGTAGTGTAGTCGTCTGTTAATGACTGGATTGCTCCAGTACGTCCAAAAACACTAGTGACAGAACTTGTAGGGCTTAAAAACTCTGTCCATTCACTTAACGTAGAGTAATTGTTACTTTTTAAAATGTACGTTTTATTTTGATCTGTACGGATACATATATCTCCAGTTGTTGCATTAGTTAACGAAGTCATTTCTGCATCTGAAGAAGCAAAGTAAGTGTCTGAAACTACTAAAGATGGCAATTGAGATGAAATTATTTTTCCATCAGCTCCTAAACCAGCATATCCATTAACTGCGTTTTTATTTATCTTGTCTTCCTTTAAATTTAAAGCCGATTGCCCAGATAAAGATATAGGCTTATTAATATCTGATGTGTTATTTACGTTTTCAAGACCTAGACTTATAGTTGTTGGAAGAATCTGATCACCAGTATTGTTACCAATTATATTTGGAGCATAAACATTTCCAGTAAATATTTGACCAGATATATTAGCTTTCAAATTTAAAGCATTTTGATTAGCTATAGATATAGGTTTATTAATATCTGACGTATTGTCTACGTTTTCAATACCTAAACTACTAGCTGTAGGTATAATTTGATCCCCAGTATTGCTGCCTGATAAATTTGTAGCGTAAATTGGTCCAGTAAATATATCTCCAGAAATATCAGCTTTTAAATCTAAACTGGTTTGTGTTGCTATAGATACAGGCTTATTAATATCTGAGGTGTTGTCTACATTTTCAATACCTAAGTCATACTTTGTGTATTGTATATTTGAACTTTCTCCAGTCCCTATCTTTCCTTGTAAAAAGGCTATTATATTACTAAACGTATAGTTTTTAGTACTTCCCGAATCTTGAGAATCACTTCCTATTACAATATCACTTTCTGATATTATAGAATCTTCTGAATATGTTTTTATTCTAGCCATTTTTTTATTTTTTAATTGATTGTTTACCACCCCTAGCTCTTGCATCGCCAGGAGAGTCAGATTTAGATCCTCTATTCGCAGATTGTTTTTTAGAAACCAATCCTTTAGATGTGTGTGATAAGTCTTTTCCATCACCATTACCGTAAGTGCCTTTGTCTCTGTTAGCCTGAACTAATTCTGACCTCTTAGCGCGTTGTTCTGGTTTCTTATTAAACTCTTTATTATACGCATCCTTCTTCGCTTTAGATGCTGGGTTCTTATCGTAATATTCTTTTGAACTTGTTGCCATTTATATATTTAATAATTGATTTGCTATTTCTTTCCAGTTACTTAATTTAACATTAACTCCTTCGCAAGTTGAAAAATGCTCTATATCTCTTAACTCTTTATCATCATTGTCTATATGAAGATCATATCTGTCTAAATACAAAGCCTTACTTTCGTATGCCGTGTTATGTATATCTCTAATACCAAGTTTATCAGCGACTAGATGCACTTCATTCATTTTGTAATTAGGTCTTGATGTAAGTATTGAAACTTCAATTCCTTTACGCATGAGCTCTAAGGCATACTCTTGTACGTCTTTTCTGTCAATTGTGCCATCATAATCGAATGATACTTTCATATTGCAAATATAGTTAAAAAAAATCCCCAATTCGAATGTTAGATTGGGGATTTGAACTACTTACTAGTTCTAACGTATTTAAAAGTTTATTTCTTTTTAATTGATTTCATTGCTTTATTGACATCTTGAGTTAATCTATTTGGATTTAACGCACTTACATTTCCATATTTTTTAACAGATCCAACATAATCATTCCTTTCGCTATATTCATTAGAACCATTTTGAAAATTACGATCTGCAGCAACTCTACCTTCATCTTTAGGGTTTCCAGAAGTATCTAATCTTTGAGCATTAAATCCAGCTCTATATTCTGTACTATCTTTTTTTGTTGGTGCTCTATTGACAGATCCACTTCCAGTATCTCGTTTAATATTTGAATATGTAATCTTTCCTACATTTTCTTTTTTAAGATTTTCAACACTTTTACTTAAATCGTTTTTACGTACAGCTGTTTTATCAACTGTTTGTCTAACATGTGGATTACTCTTGTAACTATTTCCTGGATCTGCCATGTCTTATTTCTTTTTAGCTGGCTTAACCACTTTAGATACTTTAGCTTTTGCATTTACCGCCCCACCGCCTTTCACAGCTTTAACTGGATTGACTCCGTTAGACACTACATTCTTGTCGAAAGCTGATTGAGGTTTTGCACCTGCGTGTGTTGCGCTTTTAACTGTTTTCTTCATTGCTTCAAAATTCATATTTTCTATTTTTTACTTGTTTGTCTAATATGCGGATTTGACATATAAGAACTTAATTTAGATACCGTTTCTTTAGAAGCTGGGTCAATACTTCCAGTTCCTCTTGTGTATGCTTCTACATCAGATTTTTTAAATTCAGGCTCTAAAGGTCCTTTTCTTACGTATGCATCATGACTTTCCTTTGAAAATCTATCTCCAGGTTCGTTTCTACTAGATCTTTCTCTCACTCTTTCTACAACAGGAGAACCTGCAGCTGCTCTAACTCTATTTGCAGCATTAGACCCTACCCTTCCAGCAGTTACAGAATCTCTTCCCATAGAAATTGATTTTGACGAGCTAGAAACACTGTCTTTTTTAGCTTGAGTTTCCGCAACTCTGTTTTTTGCTATTCTATCTGCATTAGCAAATAATGCGTTTAAACCTTCTTGTTTTGTCCTTGGTTTTGGATCTGCCATGATTTTTATTTATTAATTAACTACAATTCCATTTATCTAATGCGAGTTTTTTCCTCGTTGGATCTCCATTCGGTTTCTTCATTGGACCTGGCACTCCAGACATTCTTGCGCAAAATGATTTTCTTCTATTAGCGTCTTTACTACCCGCTTTTAGTTCAGAAGGTTTTTTAGTTACTGCCATCTTTAATTTTGATCCAGGATTTTCTTTTTTATAAGAAGCCACTCCTTTAGCATTTAAACCTCCAGTTTCTGATTTACCCTCTTTTCTTTGCCATGCAGCAGTTTTTGCCATGTTTTATTATTTAGTTTGCAAAATTACAATTTTAATTTAAATCTTCCTCATCATGATTTTCACCTTGGTCTATAATAAACCATTTCATACTATCGTATATTTCAGCAACTGTAAGTAATGACAATTTGTCAAACCTACTATATTCTGAAAAATCAACCATGTCTATTTCTATCCAGGAATTATAACATCTCTCATCTATTACTGTTACGACATTATCTCCATTGGTATATATATCTCCTTTAAACTTATAAGCCAGTACTAATGCTACCCATAATGGATATGGATTATCTAATTC